GGTCTCCCCGAGCTGGTCGACCTTGGTTTCGCGGGTGGTGGTGGCGACCTGAACCTCTACGCCGCCGATGGTAGCGCCGAGATCGGTGCCATCGTAGGTCACGTTACACGGGCCGAGCTTGATGTCTTCGGTATTCATCCAGAGTCTCCATTAGCTAATGGTCAGAAATGCGCATTGGTAGTTGACCGAGAACTCCAATTCGTTGCCCTCGGATCGGGGGTAGCTGTGAGGCGCGTGCAACTGGCGGATATAGAGGAACTTCATTTCCCCCAACTGCCGGTTGAAGCCCTCAAGGCTCGCCGCGATTTCGTCAGAGAGGTTCCGGCCCGCTGCGCGATTGGTGTGGCGCACCACGACCTGAAACTCCCCCATGAAGTAGTTGTCGATGTCCGGGTGCCTGCGCATCGGCATCTGTGTCAGGACAAGAGCCGCCTGAGAGACCGACGCGGGCATCTGGTAGGCGTAGAGGTCCTGGCCGAGCTCGCCGAAACCGCTGGCGGCCAGGTGGGCAACGATGGGCTCCAGATTCACAGCTTGAGGCTCCTTTCCACTGCGTAGCGGACCCGGGTTGCGATCTCACGGCGATGGGTCTCTACGGCCCGGGTGATGTACTTCGGCCCGACACGCTTGCCCTCCGCGATCTTCTGGCGGGATAGCGGGCCGGGGTTCCAGCTGGGGTCCTCGTGCAGGCGCACGAAGTAGTCGGCGCCGTGTGGGTGGTCAAAGGTTGAGGGGTCCACCTTTACCTCGATCACGGTGCGCCGGTTGGTGCCGGTGCGGGATTCCTCCGCGACAATCGCGCTTTCCAGGTCGCCGGTCTTAAAGGGCGCGTTATCCCGGGCGGTCTCGACGACCTTCTCGGCGCCGGCGCGCAGTTCGGCTAGCGCAGCCTTAGTGGTACGCTCGCCGGTACGCTCCAGCCGCGCCTGAGTCGCGGCGATGCCCTTTACTCGGACTCCTGCAGCCATCGCTCAAGATCCACTTGCCAGTGATGCAGGGCGCCGCCGAAGCTGTAGCGCGGAAAGACTTCAACGACCCGCAGGGGAGGGTGCCCCTGAACCGTCAGCTTCATGCCGTTCTGAGGGGTAAAAGCGGGTTCGATCAGAAAGCGGGCGAAGCCGGTAAACTCCTCGGCGCTGGACTGCGAGCCAGAGGTGTCGGTGCGCACGCTGCTCGCGCCCATCTCCTGCCGCCAGATAATGGGCGAGCAACCGACCTTGATCGGGGGCGTCATCAGCGGGACGCCGTCGAAGGTGTACTTGCCGCTGGGCACCTGGGCCTGGGCGTACATCATCGGGACGTATGTGGACTTGGTCGCGTTCATGCCATTACTTTATCACAGTAAGTAAGCGCTTACTTACCATTGAGGGAAAAATAACCACGACCACGGGGGTTCTCCGCGTACTCCAGAGACAGGATCTGGTCCTCGACGCCGAGCAGTGCTTCACCGTCCGGGGCGTGCCATGCGATAGCGGTATGACCCTGGTGGGCGGCCGACATGAGCGTGACCTCGTTCCAGACCCGGCGGAGCAGGGCGTAGGTGTTAGTGAACACTAACGTCTCGCCTTTCCAGCGTCTGCCGGCGGCATCCATGAACTGGCCGGCGGGTTGCGACGCCAGGTACTGTTCGCGGGCCTTCACTTGGGCGTTCGCCGGGGACATGCCCGTCTTCTGCAGGCCGTCCAGGCGCCAGAAGAAACTGTTCAGGGTCCGGCTGGCTTCCCGGGCCATGATCCGCAGGTGCGCGCAGTGACGCTCGACGTGCTCGCTCGTGAGAGCGCTCACAAAGCTGCTGACGGTGTCCAAGAACAAAGCGGTGTGCTCACCGCTTGATACGCTGATCGCGTCGCTTGCGATGCGCTGCGCAGCTTCCCGAAGCATTCGCGCGTGAGCTTCGCCCTGTTCGCGCTCAAGGGCTGTCAGGGCATTGAGCTCTACCGGCATCGGGGTGGCGCTGGGGCGTGTCATCGAGAGAACCACCGCACCCTGCAGGCGTGCCGCGAAGTCGCGATACGCCGCGAGGATCTGCGCGGTGCTGTCGTCCACAGCTGCGATCATGCGCGGGCGATACTCTTGGCCCAGCTCAGCAACGACCCAAGCTCTTTGGCAGCGGCACGACCGATCGGCAGCGTCAGCGGCTTGGCCGTGCGGTAGAACTCGGTGGTCTCCCCGTGCGAGAGCGAGATAAGGCCGGTGCGGCGGCGGTCGCTGATCGGGTCGACCTCCAGAATCTCCACCGCTTCGGCCACCTGGGCGCGCTGCAGGCGCAGGGTGATCGCCGGGGGCAGCGCCGCCAGTTGCTCAGGGGTAAGCTCCGACGGATGGGTGAACCCGAAGTCCTGACCCCAGGTGCGAACGCGGTCGCGGAGATCCAGCTCGCAGTGGTCGTCGAGCCGGATGGGCGCGTTGCCAAGGTTGTGGTGCGCCTGGACGAGGGCCAGTGCCCGCCGGCCGGGCTCCACGCTCAGCAGGCCCTGACACTCGGGCATGAACAAGGCATGTCCGAGCAGCGTTTGATAGTCACCGTAGCTGTTCTGACCCGGCGCGAGGATGCTGCCCCGATCCAGCCCGTAGAACGCCTCGAACTGGTGGCGTTCGCCAGCAGTGTCGGTCACGGTGATCCGAATGAGTCGAGTGCCCAGGTCGCCAGTGATGGCGTTCATGGCGCTGGGCACCTCGATAGTCAGCACCGTGGCGGAGACCGTGAGCACCGGGGCTCCCAGCTCCGCGCCATCCTGATCAACCACCTGGGCTTCGGTGGTGGCTACTGCGATCGGGTTGCCCGCTTGGTCGATCAGCTGCAGTGCAAGGCTGACCGCCGAATCGGCACGGTACAGGTAGTTCATTACTCGGCCCCTTCCTTGGCTTCCGGCTGAGCGGGCTCCTTGGTCTCCGGCTCACCACACACTTCGGCGCGCGCCTTCGCGATCTTCTCGACGAGACCGGGGATGGAGTTGCTCTTGAGGTCCTGCGCGGGGTCCGCCTCGTTGATCGGCGCCACAGCCGTGCGCAGACCTGCAATACCCTTCTCGCTGGCGAGGGCGGTGACGGCCTCTGCGGTCAGGGGCTCCAACAGGGCGCGAACCGTTTCGGCGGTGTCGCTATCGGACGCCTGGTCACCCTGCGCGTCGGCGGGCTCTTGCTTTGTCGCGGCGGGCTCCGGCTGCGCGGCAGGAACAGTGGTGTCGTCGCCGGCCGGCAGTGCCGCTTGCTCGGCAAGAATCTCCTCCATGGTACGCATCGGCTTCACGACCGGGGCGCCGTTAAACCGGCCGGTCGCAAGGGCGCCGGCATCAGAAGGGCACTCGCCCTCGCTGGTGGTAAATCGAATCAAGCCCGCCAGGCGCTTGGCCACGAACGGGGGTACGTCGTCGACGGAGGTGCCGCCCTCGAATTGGACGCCGCCGAAGTCACCGGTGTAGCCGTTCCAACCGGGCTCGGTGATGATCAGTTTAGCCATGCTTAATGTGCTCCTCAGCGAAAGAAGGGGCCTTGCGGCCCCTTCGCTGACCAATTTAGATGTTGGTCACACCCTTGATACGGGCGACGGACTGGGTGGACTTGAGCGCGAGGCCGCAGTACCACTTCATCCGGTGACGGTAGGCGTCACGGTTTTGCACGGTGCCGATCTGCTCGACACGCAGGCCGGCGGAGTCGCCACCGAACAGGCCGTGCAGGCCGTCCACTTCGTTCAGGCGAACCGCCATGATGGAGGTGGTGTCTTCCGCGGTGCCCACGGTTTCGCCGGCGGGCAGGAAGTCACTCACCAGCACCGGGGTGCCGTCGTAAGCCGGAATCGGCATGCCGAAGTTTTCCAGCTGGATGTGGGTCGGAGTGGTGCCGCCCGCAGCGCGCATCAGGGCCTTCACAGCGCGCCAGGTGCCCGGGCGCATAACCAGGGCGTCGGAACCGTTCTTCACCGCGTCCAGCAGCTCGTCGAGCATGGACAGGGATACCGGGTTGCCGTTGTCACCGGCGGACAGGGTCTGACCCGGAGTCACCAGGCGCAGGAGGCCGTCGAACTCTTTGGGGTTGGTGCTCGCGTTACCCTGAATCAGGGTGCGGCGGAACTTGCGGCCCATGCCTTTGGCTTTCTCGGCGAGCTGGACGGCCAGCTGGTCGTTGGTATCACCCATGGTCTCGATCAGGAACTTGTCGACGTCCACGTCGCCGATCAGGACACGCAGCTTGGTGGTGATTTCGTCGAACGTCGCACCGCCTTCGTTGATGTCCTCGTTCGGGTCCAGGAAGTCGCCTTCGCTGATGGTCTTCTCACGGTTGTAGACGTAAGCCTTGCCGTTGACCT